CAATGGAACCTTGTCCCGAACACTGGTGGACAGTTTGCTCGCACACCAGAGGGTGGCTTGACACCAAAGCCAGCAGAATCTGATGACGTAGTATTCAAGATTGCTATGCAGAAGCTTTCTCAGTACGGCTTGACTGGCATTGCCGACTCTCTCAAGAAGGCTCGTGATGCCTATCCTGAGCTTGAGATCAATGACCTACTATTTCTTGTAGAGAATGACGACAGATACAACAAGCCATTCAAGGATCGATTCAAGGCTAACGAGCTTCGTTTTACCAAGGGTTTGCCAAAGCTTTCTGCTGCAGATTACCTTACGATGGAAGAGGGCTACAAGAAGATTTTCTCTACTTACAATCTTCCTATGTTTGCCAACCAGAATCAATATGACAAGTTGATTGCTGGGGATGTAGATGTCGATGATGTCACCAACCGAGTCGTTATGGCTTATGACCGTGTGATGACCGACACATCAACACGCAATGCTTTCCGTCGGTTCTATGGAAGCCTTACCGATGCAGATATCGCATCCGCGCTTCTTGATCCAACCCAACAGATTCCAGCCCTTGAGAAGAAGGTTATGGCTGCAGAGGTTGGTGGTCAAGCACTTCGACAGGGTCTCGCTGCCAGCACAAAAGAACTACAAGCTATGGTCACGCCTGATGGCAAACAAGTCACTGGCTACACCAACGTTCAACGTGGCACGCTTGGAGCAGAGGCTCTCGTTGCAGAAGGTGTCACTGAGGCTTCGGCTGCGAGAGACTACGAAAGAGTTGCTGAGCAACTTCCAACTGCCGAGAAGCTCAGTTCCATCTATGCCGGACGAACAGAACAAGTTGGGCAACGTGAGCTTGAGCAGGCAGAACTACTTGGTCTTGAATCAGCAAAGCGTAAGCAACGCAAGCTTGCTGGTATGGAAGAGGCTACATTTGCCGGAGAAGCAGGCACGATGAGAACTTCTCTCGGACGACGAGGACGCCAAGGCGCGTTCTAACTAGAATCCTGCGTGGACCAACCGGCCCCACGTGGTGTATAGACCGGTAGTAGGAGCCAGCCCATTTCCCCGAATGGAATCTGTGGCCTACGATCAACTAACAAGAAAGGGTGGTTGCTATGAGCAACAACTACTGGGACGACGAAGACGACGACCTCGATACACCTGAGCAGTTCGGCGATAGCAGTGACTTGGTAAAGAAGTTACGTAAAGCTAAGCGAGCTGATGAGAAGCGTATCAAGGAACTTACTGAGCAACTTGAGAGTCTATCCAAGGTGCAGCGTGAGCGAACCGTCAAGGAAGTCCTAGAACGGAAGGGTGTCAACCAAAAGGCTGCACGCCTTGTACTCAAAGATCTGGACGACGTCAACGAGGAGACAGTTTCTAACTGGCTCGATGATAACGCCGACCTCTTTGGAATCAAGGTAGATGAGCCTGAACCAACAATCTCTGAGCAGGACCGGGCAGCACTACGCCGCCAGGATTTCCTCACAGAGTCTGCGGTTACACCTGACCGAGCAGAAGATTTTGAAATGAGACTCAACAATGCCCAATCGGCAGACGAGATCCTCAATCTTCTGCGAGCACAAGACTAACCGTTCATAGTCATAGGAGACTAAATTGCCTAACGCATATACATCGACCGGATCGTCCACACTGGGCGGTACCGTAGGTGGCGCAGGTCTCGTACAGAAGGCGTATGATCGCCTCCTCGAGTTTGCTCTCCGTTCAGAACCACTCATTCGTTCTGTAGCGGACAAGCGTCCTGCACGCCAAGCTTTCCCAGGTCAGACCGTTGTACTCCAGAAGTACGTCGATCTTGATCAAGCAACCAGCACTCTGACCGAGACAACGGATCCAGATGCAGTTGCTCTCTCAACACCAAACTCCGTCACCATCACTCTCAATGAGTATGGTAATGCAGTTCTCGTAACCCGAGCACTCGAGCTCTTCTCGCTCGCAGATGTCGATCCAGCGATTGCAAACATCATTGCTTACAACCTCGCTGACTCGATTGATAGCGTTGCGATGACGACCCTCCGCTCAGGTTCCAACAACATCTTCGCAGGCAACGCAACTGCTGTTGCTAACGTCGATGCTGCTGACACCATTGATTCTGCTGACATCCGTCGTGCAGTTGCCAAGCTCCGTGCTAACAAGGCCAAGGCTCGCCGCGGTTCTTTGTACTGGACCGGAATCCACCCAGAAGTTTCCCACGACCTCCGTGCAGAGTCGGGCAACCTCGGTTGGAACTTCGTCCACGCACAGAGCAACCCAGCTGTCAACAACATCTGGGCAGGTGAGATTGGTGAGTACGAAGGCGCATTCTTCGTCGAGTCACCACGTCTCTACAACGCAAAGACTGGTGCAGACCAGACTCCTCTCGCTACCACCGCAGTAACTGTTGCAGGTACTTCCGGAGGCTTCACCGTTGGTGTTGCTTCTTCGGCAGTCGTTGCAACCCGTGCTGAGGTTGGCGACAAAATCACTGCAACCGGTATGGGAGCTGACGCGAAGATTACTTCGATTGCTAGCTCCGGCAACAATGTCATCTTCACCGTTGACGTTGCTAACACCGGACCTGTTCAAGCTACAACCGCAAGCGTCCAGGTAACCCCTGTGACCCGTGTGTTCAACACAATCGTCTGTGGCGCACAGGCAATGGCTGAGGCTGTTGCTGAAGAGCCACGTGTCGTCATCGGTAACGTGACGGATAAGTTGATGCGCTTCCGCCCAATGGGCTGGTACGGCGTTCTCGGCTT